TCAGCGTGCGTAGCGGGGTTCGTAGTGGGGTGTGGCTTCGCTGCCGAGCATCCACTTCTCGAAGGAGGGCCAGCGGCGGCCGAGGTGGCGGGCGAGGGCGTACCAGGCCCAGATCACCAGGGCGGTGAGGGCTGCCTGGATCAGCCACGCCGCGGTGACTCCGACGAGCGGGACACCGCCGGCGGCCGCGGCTTCGACGAGCACGCCATCGATCCAGGCAAGGGCCGCGGCGATCCCCGGGACTGCGGCGATCAGGCGCGCGAGCAGCACACCGATCAGGGCGGGCACGACGGTGCGCACGACGGCGGTGCGGGTGTCGGTCGTCTTGGTGGTCACGGTTTCTCCTTCGCAGGGTTGAGGGTGTCTTCGATCTCTTCACGCCATTCGGCGGAGTCGTCGAGGTGCTTGTTCAGGGTGCGCCGCACTTCGCCGATCTCCCGACCCAGGTCGATCGTTCGGCTGTCGACTCGTCCCAGGTCTCGGCGCATGCCGCGGAACTCTGCCATGACCGCAGCCTGGTTGTGGTCGATGTTGTCGCGCAGGTTGTAGGTTTCCCCGGTCGGGAGGGTGTGCGAGTTCGCTACCTGCTCCTCTGCGGACTCCGCGGCCTTCTTCGCGCGCCGCGTATCGAAGCTGATCTTCCCGATGAGGGCTGCCAGGACGACCTGCGCGGCACCGATGACGGCGACCATGACGGGTTCGCTCATTCGTCTCGCCTTCCGTAGCGGTCGGCCAGCCACTTCGCGCCGGTGATCGCGCCGAGGATCGCGAGCGCTACGCCGCCGCCGGCGAGGATCACCGCGAGGTCGTTCACCGCTGCATCTTCCGTGCGTCGGCGATGAGCTCCTGAAGCGTCTTCGGCGTCAGCCACACCTCGGGGGTGCCGATCGCCTTGAGGTTCGCCGCTTCCTCTGCGTTCTGCAGGATCACGAACCCGCCAGTGGGGCCCGCGTAGACGCCGTGCTTGCCGTGCTCGGTGGAGCGGTAGATGATTCCGCGCATGTCTTCTTCTCCTTCGGTGGTGCCGGTGAAGATCACCGGGTTCATGGTTCTCGGGTTGATCCAGTTGCCGCCGTTCCAGTACTCGTCCCAGCGCAGCTCCCAGTGGATGTGCACGCCGGTCGACCAGCCGGTGTCACCGGCCCCGCCGATGCGCTGACCGGCCTTCACTACCTGCCCCGCAGCGACCTCGATCGTGTCGAGGTGCGCGAGGTGCGCGATCAGGCCGTCTGCGCGGCGGATCCTGACGACTTTCGCTTGGCCGTTCGCCCAGATGTCGGTTCCGGGCAGGCGTCCTGACGCGCCGTCGCCGCCGGCGAAGATCACGACCCCGTCGAACGGAGCGATCACTGCGTCGCCTCTCTGGGCGGCGAGGTCGATGCCCATGTGGGTTCCGCCGCGGGTGCCGGCCTCTTCGGTGATTACCGGGTTCAGGGACGGCCAGAGCACGATCTGATCTGTCGCCATGCCCCCTCCTTTCACAGGTGCAAGCCCCTCACGGGGAGGGGCCGAGGATGGATTGGACGCCGGCGAGGATCATCGCATCGGTGATCACGTCGGGTCTGGCACCGGCACGCGGAGACCGCTCCGGAGGCGAAGGCTCGCCGCTCCCAGCCTCCTCTCCTGGGAAAGCGAGGAGGTTGGGAGCCACCAGATTGTGGCTCCCTTCGGAGTGGTCGATCAGACGTAGTTCGGGGTGGTGCTGATCGTTCCGGTGCCGCCGTTGACTGCCGAAAAGTTGGCTCGGAACATGTTCGCGAAGATCCACACCTCGGAGGTGCCGGCGTTCGCGTAGACGCCGACGCCTAGATTGCCGGGACGGCTCGTCGCGTGGTTGCCGGTGATGCCGATGCGGCGGGCATAGCCTGTCACGCGGATGCAGCCTTCGGTATTCGTGGCGGCGTACCAGTCCATGATCGAGTTGCCTGTGATCAGGACCTCCGCGTTCGCTGTCTCGGATTCGGCGGCGTCCACACAGATCGCAGCCTTGCTGTCCGCGACGTTGGTGATGACGTTGTTCGAGATCACGGCGTTGCGGCGGCGGCCGTACAGCAGGATCGCCTCCAACCCGGTCCCGATGATCCGACACGACGAGATGGTGAGTCCGTAGGTCGAAAGGGTGACCGGGTTCGAGGAGCATATGATGCCTCGCTGAGCGGCGTTCCGGATCACGCAGCGGTCGATCATCGCGTTCGTGCAAGTCTCCATGCGGATGCCCGCCCCGACCACATTGCTGATGCTGCAGCCTGTGATGAGGACGTTCATCCAGTAGATCGCGCCGATGCCGTTGCCGTAGTAGTCGGAGCCGGTGGTGGCCTCGACGACGCAGTCGCGGATCGTGATGTTCGTGTGTAGCGCGCTCGACCCTGGCGCCCGATCGTGGGTGCCGACGATCGCTCCCGGTGCGCCAGCATTGGCTGAGGCGCGGGACACGCACGAATCGACAACGATGTCGTTGCACATAGTGTTATCGAACGGACCAGGGGATCCTGAGCCGTCGAAATTACTGTCGATCTGGATGGCTTCGCCCGGCACGGGAGACGCGGTCCGGAAGAAGCCCTCGAAACGGCAGTCACGGATCCGTGCCCCGTTCACCGCGAGAACCTCAACATGGTGCGCGCGGACGTTGCGGATCGTGACCCCCTCGATCAGGACGTTCCGGCAGCATGCGAAGAAAAACCCGTCGCCGCCGGCGTTGTATGCCTCGTCGTGGCCGCGAGCATCCCAGATGCCGCCCACGATCGCCAGGTCCGAGTTCCCGGCATAGCCGCCCGCGACGGCCCCGTTGAAGTTGGTGAGCATGTTCCCGAAGTTGCTGACCTTGCGGATCGTTGCGCCCTCGGCCTCGATGCGAATGTTCGAGGCGGGGATTCGGATCGTCTCCGAGATCCCCCACGTGCCCGGGGGAATGATGAGGGTGCCACCGCCGAGACCCGCCAGATACGCGAGCGCTGCCGCGATCGCCGCGCTCGAGGAGATCGTCAGCGACGGTGTCGCCCCGAAGCTCACGATGTTCGCGACCGCGCCGACGCGGCGGTCGATGTACGCCTTGTTCGCGCCGTCCGTGTCCGCGGCGGGCGTCGCGATGCCGGGGAGAACGCCGCCCGCGCCGCGCAGAGGGATCGTGGATGCGGTCGCGGTGCCCGCGGTGGGGAGCTGCTCGAGAGGCACCTTCCCTGCGACCTTGTCGGCTTTCCCATCGATGCGGCCGTTGAGCACGGCCGGGTCGATCGAGTCCGCCGCGGCGACCGCACGATCCGCCTCAGCGCCGGCCGTGGTCGCGGCGGTTTCCGCGTCCTCGACGGCCTGATTCAGGCCCACGAGGCCACCGAGCGCGTCGACGAGTTCCTTACCGTTATCGATCGCGGCTACGGTGTCGTCTCGGGCGGACTCGACCGCGACGAGCCACGGGGGCGGCCCCCACGGTGACGCCGGTACACCAGCCGACTCCACCACAGGAAGGCTGCGGTACTCGACAGCCTCCTGATCGGGAACTGCGGTCCACCAATCGTGGGTACGTCCTCCGAACATCTCCCTTACACGCACCGCCGTCGTCGGCGGATTCGCAGGAAGAGCGAACGCGGCGCCGTCCAGCGCGCGCAGCTCACCTTCGACGACCTGGGCTACGGCGATTGACCGGGTGACCAGCAGGTCTCCGGTGTCAATGCGCTGGGCTTGTGCGAACTCGATTCTGCCGTTCTCCGGCTGGCCGGCGCTGTCGGCGATGGTGCCGGAAATGATCGTCATCTCAACTCCCTTGGGGTCTGTTTAGAGGACGGGCTGCACGTCAATCTGCAGTCCGACTGCGGTCGCGAACCCGTCGGTGGGGTGGGCTTGCGCGGTGAATGTGTAGGGTCCAGGCCCAGGCATCATCACGATCCACGACCGTTGAGCGGTGCCTGCATCTGAGGCGCCGCCGAGCGCCATAGCTCGTGCAAGTACGGCATCGGGTGTGCCCCCGAGCGCGCGGTCACGAGTGAATCCCGGCGCGGAGAAGGTCAGAATCGTGCTGCCACCGGTACTACCCCCCGTGACCGTGACCCGAAACTTCCGAGACAGGGAGGACGCCTCCACGGAAGGTGGTGCGGGCATCCACGATGCTCCCGTGTGCATTGCGCCGGTCGAGTTCGTAAACACCTTGGCGGCGTCCTCGAGCTTCTCCACCGTCTCCTGCAACCGCATCAATACGCGGTCGCGTTCTGTCCCGGTGGGGCTCTGCACGTCCGCGAGTGATCGCTGTATGCGGCGCAGCTCGGTGGGGAGACGCTTGTCGGCCGGCGTGTAGAAGCGGGTCACCATGACGTCATCCCCGCGACTACGACCCCGTACCAGTCGTTGTCGTGCGACCCGGAGACTTCGAGGATGCGCCGAGGGTACGATCCGTCAGGGATCAGCCAGTGGTCAGTGACCTCGATGGTGCACCAATCGCCATGGCGGAGTCCGTCTGCTCGTTCAGCGCGAACCGCGAAGCTCCAATACTGAATCGGGCTTGCACCATCTTCGAGTCTGCGTCGAGCCCAGGCGTCGAGAGTGGCCTGTTCGGACACCGAGGAGTGGGATGAATCCCACACCTCGGATAGTGGCACTCCAGCCTCAATGAGCGACGTGCCTGTAGCTCGACCCACCAGTACGCGGTCATCGTCTTTGCCGCCGGTGAAGATCGCGGTCTGGGTAAGGAACTCGGGGCTGATTTTCGCGTTCAGGTCTTTGATGTCAGGCTCGGCGCCGCCTGACTGCCAGGTGTGCCAGAACGCCGAGACGAGTTCTCGTGCGGTGTCGGTGGCTGTGACGAAGGTCCACCTGAGTCTGTCGTTCTCGTCGACGCTCGGTACCCAGTCCCACTCGACACCCCCCTCGAGCTCTGAGATATCCTCGATCGCGTCCTGAACGGGCTTCCCCGAGACCGCTGTCCAGGACTTCTCTCGGGTGCCGGAACGGTCCGCTTCGAAACTGACCGGGAGCTGCCCACCGGGGTGCGACAGGGCCTGCTGGATGAGACGCTTCATCATGGTCCCGTACTCCACCCCGGAAACACGGGTATCGCGCGATGCGATCGGTAGGCCGTCAGCGTCGACCAGCGGCCAGTAGGGGTAGGGCAAAACGTAACGCCGGTCGAATATCGACTCCGGGCCCCGGAAGGGGAAGACAACGTGATGAGTGCCGTCCCGGTCAGTGTCACCTTCCGGGATCGAGAGAATCCCAGCGGCTCGCACTCGCCCGTCATCCTCAGACACCGACACCGCGTACTTCCGCGGCACCATGAACTGCCACCAGGAGCGCCCGGTGTAGCCCGGGATCGTGACGGCTGCTTCGTCAGCCCGACACACCCCCGTCGACCAAGTGATCGCAGAGAAGTCGAGCTCGGTGACCATCTCACCTGTGGTCGTTTCGTGGAGTAGCGCGCGCATCGACACCCTCCTTCGTGTTACATCGAGACGAACAGGTAAACGCCCATGTTGACCGCCGAGGACGTGTCGTTGTGCAGGTGCACGGTGCAGCTACTGGCCGTGAGGTTGTTCACGGTCGCGTGCGCTCCACGACTTCCGCTGCGCGGGGATGCGATCGCAATCACCGGAGCCGAAGAGAACGTGCCGGCCGGGAACGCGACGGGCTCAGAGATTGTCGAGTTGGCAGGCACGGAACGCACTGCGAGCTCGCGCCGGTAGGTGATGGTCTGGTCCGGGGCGACGCGCTTCCATGCCGTCGCGGTGCGCTGCCAGAGCACATCCGCGACCATCGCAAGCTGCCCCGGGGTGGCAAGGAAGGCGTCCCGCTGTGCGGCCGTGCGAAACGGGAGGACGCCTCCAGCGCACACGGTCGTCTGGAACGTTTGAGTGCCGACCGCTGCACTCGTGCTCGTGTTCCCTGCGGAAACCCGGAAGCGCGCCAGTTCAACCGCACCGGAGGGAAGCGCGGGAGGCTGTGGGACCGAACTCGCGAGCCCTTGCGCGACGAACACAGCTTCGACCGTCTCGCCAGCGCCAACATCAGCCGGACGTGAGTAAATGATGTCGATGCGAGCGTTCGAAGACGGAGCCGGCGAGGTCGCCACCGACTCGAGTTCCGGTGAGGGACCGATGAGGACGGTCCTTCCTTCCACACGCACCGCAACGAAAGGGGAAACGTCGTAGTACCAGTCGGAGCGGCCGCGCACAAGATCCGCGCGCGAGGGCATCACCCCTGCCAGCGGAACCCCGACAGCATCTCGAACGACGAGGCCCGCAAGTGCCGCCCCAACTTCCGCACCCTGCCAGTCGTAGTCGTCCGAGAGAAACCCGGGAATCGGCATCACATTGCTCCAATCCTGTAGTCGGCCCACATCTTCGGGTCGCCAGCGCGCCCCTCCACGTCGAACCGGAATTCGTGCGTTTCCCCCGCGGGGATCGCAAACCACTGCCTCGCCGTCATCCAACGCGTCAACTCCGCCGCACCCATCTGGGCTCGGCGGATGCGGGAGTCAAGCGTGACGAACTCCCCATCGGGGATCGGCCATTCCAAGCGGAGCCGTCTGCCATCGGTGATGTCGCGCACCGTGACCGCGTCGAAACCACCTGACACCGTGATCACGGGATTCAGGGCTATCGCGCCCGGGTTCGGGACGAGCAGCCGAGCCGCTTCCGAGGTTCGACCCGTGTTCCACGGAGTGCGCTTGGGAAGTCGCAGACCCCCCTCGATGACGGGTAATCCGACCGGACCCAGGCGCTGCTGCGGACCGTAGCGACGCGGATCAGGTGCAACCATGTCGACGATGAACCGCGTCCACTTCCGTCCCCGGTCGGGGTCGATCTTGAGCGTGTCGATCTCCACCCACCGCTCCCAGATACCCCCGACTGTAGACACGCGCATCGGACCGGCGCCGGCGGCGAGCGCGGCCTCGAGGCGGTCGCGTACGGCGTGGAGTTCGGCATTGCTGCCGGTGTAGATGTGGCCTGTGAGGGTGATCACGCGGGAGTCGCGGAGGACTTTGGAGCGCGGGAATCGGCCGTGGCCTCCCGGGATGCTGTCGGCCGTGCCGCGTACGTCCGGGAGGCCCCACCAGCCTTCGAGGTTCGACCAGATCAGACCGGCGTCGGGTTCTTTCGCACCGGCGAGGGTGACGCCGAGGAGGTCAACCCAGATGATTTCCTCATCCAACGATTACCTCCTCGACGCCACGGCCAATCTGCTTGCCGACGATCCGGGGATCGCGGTCGTACATCTTGACCTCGGTGTTCACATTCACGGTGCGGGCCGACCCGGCACCCTCGGGTGTTGGGCCATCGCCCGGCGCGCGGCCGCCGATGTCGGACGATGCAGTGACGGTCGCGGTGACGGTCTCCATAGCGTCCTGGGCACGCTTCGCCGCGCTCTGAGCCATCTCCACCAGGGAATCGCCGAGCTCCGGGGCTTCGCGGTCCACTCCGGCGACGGCGCCGCGCACAACGTCGCGGCCCGGCTGGATCATCCGCCTGGCTGGCGACTTGATCCCGAAGAAGTCCTTGAACCCCTGGAACGCGGAGCCTGCGAGATCGACAATCGCGTCGACCAAGGCGCCGGCCATCGAACCGAGTCCGTTGATGATCCCCATCACGATCTGCACGCCAAGGTCGAGCCAGTCGACCCCCATCAGCCCGTCCCAGATCGCCGAGACGATCTGCGGGAGCATCTCGATGATCTGCGGGATCGCGCCGACCAGTCCCTTGATCAGTGCGACGATCAGCTCGATACCTGCCTTGATGAGTTCGGGCAGCATCGTCAGCAGCCCGGTGACGAGCTGGATGATGAGATTGATCGCCGCGGTGATGAGCTGCGGCAAAGCCTGGATCAGGCCCTTCACCAGGGACAGCAGCAGGTCGATGCCGGCCTGGATGATCATCGGGAGGTTCTCGATGATCGCCGAGAGCAGACCCATGACCAGGTCGAGGGCCGCCTGCAGCAGCGTCGGCAGCGCCGTGATCAGGCCCTGCACCAGCGCCATCAGGAGCTGGATCCCGCCCTCGATGATCATCGGGAGCGCGGAGACGATCGCCGTCAGCAGCCCGGACATCAGCTGCAGCGCGCCCTCGATGATCATCGGCAGGTTCGTGACGATCGCGCTGATCAGCCCCTGGAGGAGTGCGACCCCGCCCTCGATGAGCACAGGGATCGCGGCCACCAGACCCTGCACGAGCGCCGTCACGATCGACGTCGCCGCCTGCAGGAACGCGGGCAGCTGCGCGAGGATCGACTCCACCAGCTGCGGCACGAACGCCGCGACCTGAGAGACGATCCCGGGGAGCGCGGCGACGACCTGGTTGAGGATTCCCGTGATGCTGGACACCAGCCCGGACAGGTCACCGCCCGAGAGTGCGAACCCGGCGAACGCCGCGGCCACGATCCCAAGCGGGGATGCCAGCGCCGCGAGCGCCCCGCCGAAACCAGGAAGCAGCGCCCCCAGCGGCCCGAGCCGCGCCAGGACCGAGGCGAGCCCGCCGGCGCCGAGCGCGGTCATCGCTCCCGCGAGGGGACCGATGATGCCGGATAGCCCCTCAAGAGCGGTCCCCGCGATCCCGCCGCCCTCGCTCAGCTTGGTGAGGAAGTCGGTGACCCGCTGGATGCCGGGGCCCACGACGGCGTCGAGCTTCTCCCCGAACGCGGCGGCCCGCTCCTCGAGCGGAGCCATCGCGGCGGTAATCGCTTGCAGGAGGGGAGCGATCCGGGCGAACAGCCCGTACATCTCGCCCGTGTCCTTGTTGATGCCGCCGAAAATCCCGGCGCCCGAACGTCCGAGGGACGCGAGCATGTTCTTCCACGCGCCGGGGACGGTCTTGCCGATCTCGTCCGCGACGGTGCCGGCGGCAGCCTCCGCGGCGGCCGAGAAGGTCTCGAAGTCGACCTTGCCCTCGGAGGCCATCTTGAAGACCTCGCCCGCGGTGACGCCCATCTGGTCGGCGAGCGCCTGGTAGATCGGGATGCCGCGGTCGGCGAGCTGCGAGATGACGTCGTTCTGGACGCCGTTCGCCTGCGTGGCGGCACGGTTGAAGATGCCGCCCATCTCCTCCATGGACATGCCTGCCGCGGAGGCGTTGTTCGCGATCCGCTTCAGGTGCCCTTGCAGGGCCTCGCCGGGTCCGATGCCGGCAGCCACCGCTGACGCGGCCACGGTCGCGGCTTCGCCGAGGCCGAACGCCGTGCCCTTCACCGACGCAGTCGCGTCGTTCATGATCGAGGCGACGGCCTGACCGTCATGGCCGAGACCCGTGAGCTTCGCGCGCGCCGTGTCGATCGAGGTCAGACGCGAGAGGCCCGCGCCGAGAGAGACACCGATCGCCGCGCCTGCGGCCGCGACTCCCGCGGTCGCTGCGTTCTGGATGCCGGAGGCGAGCGCCTGGCCGGCAGCGGAGCCCGCGCGCGACGCGGCGGAGACGACCGACTGGAAGGCGCTGGCCGTCGCAGAGCCGAGCCGGCCGAGGCCGGTGGCGAACGTCGACCCGAGGCGGCCCGCTGCCGCTGCGCCGGCGGTGCCGAGCTTCGAGAACAGGGCCCCGACTTGCGTCGACACCGGGGACAGCCACGTCGAGACGCGCTGGCCGAGGCGCACAAACGGCGACGCGAGCAGGGTGCCCGCGGCAGCGACGTACTGCGCCATCGGAGCGAACGCGCTGCCGACGTAGGAGCCCAGCGAGGACAGCTGCGTGCGGACGGAGGTCAGGCTCCTCGCGAGCCCGCCCCCGACCATCGACGCGAGCGAGCCGAACGACTTCGACACGGCCTGCGCCTGCAGCGACGCCCAGTTCCCGAGCTTCGTGTTCCGGGCGAGGACCGTCATCTCTTTCGCGACCCCGCCGATGGATCCCGCGATCCCGGTGAACGCGGACTTGCCGGCGCGCGCGTCGGCGTAGCCGGCGCGGAGGTTCGTGAAGAACCCGGCGAGGCCGTTGCTGCCGCGGTCGGCGGCGACGGCGGTCGCGGCCGATGCCGCAGCGAGCGCGGCCTGTGCGCCCTGCAGACGCGAGGAGGCGGCGGCGACGCCCTCGGTCGCGGCCGCGTGGTTGCGGCGCGCTGCCGCGAGGCGCTCCTCCGCGGCGACAGCCTGAGAGGACCCGGCGCCGGAGCGGGCGATCGCTTCCTGCAGCTTCACCTCGGCGACGCGCACACGCCCCGCCTCGTCCTGCTGCTTCAGCCGAGCCCGCGAGAGCGCGGCCGAGGCCGCCGAGACCTGCCGGTTCAGGCCCTTCACCTCGGCCGCGCCGAGGCCCTTCGCTGCCGACGACATCGACGCCTTCAGGTCGCGGCCGATCTGTCGGCCGGCCTTCGCGCCGGCGCCCTTGAAACCGCCCTCGAACGACTTCGCGCCGGCGGCGCCCGCGTCCTTCGTGCCCTTCGTGACCCGGGACTTGAAGCCCGTCATCACCGGGAAGATGCTGATGTGGGCGGAGCCGACCTCGGACGACATGGCACCCCCTTCAGGTCAGGACGAGAACACGATCCCGCTCTCGAGTGCTGCTGTCGCCTCGGCGATCTCTTCCGCCGATGCGTCCGACTTCTTCCGGCGCGGGGTCTCGAGCGCCCACGGCATGAGCCGCTTCGACGCCTTCGGATCCCCGACCTGCGCGATCAGCGACAGGAGCTCGAGAGTGGATGCCGAGTAGGCCCAGCCGGCGAGCTCCGCGCCGAGCGCGGTCGAAGGGTCGGATGCTGCGGCCTCGATGAGGTCGCGGGCCTCGCCCCACGTGACGGCGCCGCCCAGGTCCGAGAGCCCCACGCCGAACCGCTCGCGCAGGGTGCGCGCGACGACGGCGCGGCGCTCTCGGATGAACCGGACGACGCTCAGGATTCCGGGACGGAGGCCCCGGCGATGCGGGCGAACACCTTGAAGAATCGCTCCGCCATGGCGATCGTCTCGGTCATGTTGTGACGGGTGAACTCGCGCACGGCGTCCTTCCCGCCGATCTGCTCGAGCAGCACCTTCACCTGATCGACCGGGTTGCCGGTCTTCTCGGTGAGCTCGTCGATCTCGTCGAGGGTGATCGACAGCGGGAGCTTCACGATCGTGCCGTCCTCGAAACGGCCGATGAAGTCCTTCCCGACGATGATGTGCTGGACGACGGGGGCGAGGCTGGCGATCGCCTTCTCCTCAGCCTCCTCCGACCAGCTGTCGAAGTCGTACTCGACGACGTCGGCGGCCGTATCGGCCTTCTTGCTCTTGGTTGCGGCCACGGTGGCCCTCCTTCGGGATTCTCGGGTTCGGGTGTGAGGCCGGCCGGGGCGACCCGATAACACCCCGGCCAGCCGTCTCGGGGGCTACGCGGCTTCGCCGGTCGCCCAGTCGGTGCCGTTCCAGTGCGCCTTCGGGCCGGAGCCGTACTCGACGTACTGGCCCGTGGCCCAGGCGGTCGTCTGGCCGAGCGATCCGAGCGCGCGCAGGTCGGCGATGCTCGACGGCGGGGTGGCGCCCGCCGGCGAGAACGTGCCCGGCGTGCCGGCGGTGACGCCGGTCACGGTGACCGCGCCGCCGGGGACCGCGGGGCCCCACTGCCAGAACGGCGACCCGTCGAAGAGGTCGTGCTCCTGCCAGGTGAAGGTCACCGCGGCGCCCTTCACAGAGCCGCGCTCGGCCTGGTCGGGCTCGACGGCGGTGATCGACGCGACGCCGACCTGGCGCTCCTCGAGGCCGCCGCGGTAGCGCAGCGACGAGAAGAGGATGAACCGGTTGTCGGGCAGCGTCGAGGACACCTTGTAGACGCCGTGCTCATCGGGCTCGACGCCCTCGATCAGGGCGACCACGGTCGGGTTGTTCTCCGCGAGTCCGATGGTGAGTCCGCGCGTGCCCTCGCCGGAGAGCTTGTAGCCGATCTGGAAGAACTCGATCGGGTCACCGGTCTCGCGGGTCGGCGTCGGGCCGCCATCCTGCTTGTACAGGCCGAGCTTCTTGAACGCGGCGGGGAGGACGAGCGGCGACGCGGCGAGCTCGGCCTCGGTGATCTTGTTCTCGGGGCTCAGCGGCGCGTACGCCGCCATGCCGGTAATCGGGACGGCGACGGCCCCGAGGTCGTTTCCCTGCTCATCAGCAGCCATGGGTGTACTCCTTCGCAAATGCGGAAGCCCCGCGACCTGCGGGGCTTCGGTGGTGGTGGGGGTGGCTCACCAGGAGCCGGCAACGACGTACTGCGCCGTCAGATAACGCCGCGCCACATCGAGGTTCTCGGGGACGGCATAGGGGCCGTTGCAGCCGCCCCACTCGACGGACGCGATCGGCGATCCGTGGACGAGGGGGAGCGCGTCGTCAAACATGAGGCCCGCGAGCCAGCGGGCGATGTCGTTCGCAGGCTTGTCGTTCGTGCGGGTGCCGGCGAGGACCGACGCGCCAAGCGAACGGTCAAACGTGGTCCAGTCGAGCCGGGTCCCGGAGTCGTCACGGATGACGATCAGCGGGCGGCGCAGCGGGAGCTCGAGGTCGGTGGGCTCCTTGTTGCCGACCTCGACAGGGATCCGCGCGGCCGCCGCCTCCCGGCGGACGTAGCCCGTCATCCAAAGCTCGAGGTCCGGGGGCGTGACCCTCATTGCTTCGCGCCCTTCACGCTCCGCGCCAGGTTCCCGGTCTTCGACTCCACGAGCAGCGCCTTCGGGTCATCGGAGACGACGCGCGTCGTGCGCCGGTACCGGGACTCGTGGTGCTCGATGTGCAAGCTGTCGCGATAGGCGCCGGTGTCGACCGGCGCGCCAGCCTTCGCCTTCGCGAGCGCGCGCTGCCCGGCGGCGTCGGTGACACGCTGCACCTTCGGCTGCCGCATCGCGGTCTCGAAGAATCGCGGGTTGAACTCGATCTCGGTGTCGCCGCTGCGTGCCATGATGCGGTCCTCTCCGGTCAGCCGACCGCGCGGGTCAGCGGGATCTCACGGGGCGGCGTCCACCCCGTGAACGGGTTCGTGTCCGCGGCAGGCGGGATCCCGTCGATCGAATAGACCTCGCCGAGCAGCTCCGTGCCGGCCGGGATACTCCGCACGCCCTCGGGCAGTGGCGGGTCGAAGGTGCCGGTGAACACCCGGTCGCCCTTCTGGACGTCGAACTCGCCCTCGCAGTAGAGCGACTTCGCCTCGAGCGCCTGCTCGCGGGTCGCGTCGGCGAGCATCGACGTCGAGGTCTGCGCGACGAACGCGCCCGGGATCGTGAGGACGTCGGCGCGATCCCAGTCACCGGCCACCTGGCCGCCGGAGTATTCGTCGTCGACGAGGCCGGCGCGGAGGCGGTAGACGGTGCTGCCGTACGGGAACTCCATGCTCAGTACCTCTCCGGCCAGATCCGCGACACCGGCCGCTCCTTCGGGAAGCTGCCGACCGACAGCCCTTGGCCGTTCGAGCTCGAGCAGAGCGCGCGCAGCGCGCGGGTCGGGTCGCCGTCGAAGGCGGACGTGATCGCGCCGTAGTCGACGGCTGACGATCCGATCCGCTGCGACTTCACGAACCGCAGCCCGCGCGCGGTGATGTCCTTGTAGACGCGGCGCAGGATCGCGAGCGCGTCCTTCTGCTCCTCGCTGCCGTCAGCGAACGAGGAGATGCAGGGGGCGATGCCGCGAGCGACGATGAGCACCTCGCGTGCGAGGTCTTCTTCGGTGCCGACCATGTCGTGCGTGATCACGTCAACGCCCCCTGTATCTCTTACTTCTTCGGCTTGCCGACGAGGCCGACAGCCTGGGCGTGCTTGACGCCCTCCTTGGTGAACTCGTCGCCGACGGGAGTCCCGCGGTAGACGTACCGCTCCCCACCAGCGGCGAGCGGGAGGACCGCGACCGGGGCGGTCACGACAAGGGCCGGCGCCTTCGGAGTGGTGGGCTTCGCCTGCGAGGGCTTCGCCGCGGCCTTGTCGGCCTCCGCCTTCTCCTCGGCAGCCTTGGCCTCGGCAGCCTTGTCGGCCTCTGCCTTCTCGGCTGCCGCCTGCTCTTCGGCCGCCTTCTCGGCGGCGCTCTGGCCGGCCATCAGAGGCCCGTCCCGACGAGCTGCGCGCCCGCGAGGGGCTCAGTCACGACCGGCACCGTGACGCGGCGCCCGCGGAGCTTGTAGCCCTCGGTGTCGTCGTCGCGGATGCTCTTGACCTCGACGCCGAAGTCACCGGCCGAGGCGTAGCCCGGGCTGTTGAGCTTCTCGTCGGCCATGCCGCCCAGCTGGTCCCGATCCACCAGGAGAGGGTTCGGGCCCTGGAAGTGCGGCGTGGTCGCCCAGGTGAGCCCGAGCGCGTCCACCGGGAGGTTGCCCTGCACCGCCGTCGCGCCGGACTCGCGGGGGAGCGCCTTGTCGTCGATCAGCATGCCGATGACCTTCGCGTACTGCGCCGGACGCAGCACGACCGTGTCGAGCTCGAGCCCGAGGCCGAGCTCCTCACGCTGGGCCTGGAGCGTGATGAGGGACTCGACCGCGGCGCCCGCCGTGTCCCAGGCGCCCGCGTTGAAGGTGCTCGAGACGCGCGACGCGATCACGGCCATCGCGACGGAATCGACGTAGCGCACGATCGAGTTGCTGACTCGGAGGATGCCGCGGTCGACCGGGGTGCGTCCCTGACGGGCGATCTTCTCGTCGGAGACGATCGTGTCCAGGCCCCACTTGTCGGTCTTCGCCGAGACGACCTCGCCCTCGTCGAGCACGACGAGCGGGAATTCGCCGAGCGGCGCGATGGACTCGGGATCGGCGCCCGCGTCGACGGGCTCGCCGGTCTCGTAGAAGATGCCCCCGCCGGTGGCGTCGAAGCGCCCCTGGAGGAGGTAGTCGGCGATGAACCGCATCTTCGTGATGTCCGCGACGCGGCGCGCGATGAGGTTCGGCCGGGACAGGAACAGGTGCAGCTGCTCCGGGGTGAGCGTCCCCGAGGGGTGGCTCACGGGGTAGGTGTAGGCCATGTCATCTCCTCTCAGATGAACAGGACGTCGATGACGTCGTTGTCGGCGGCCGCGGCCTCGAGGGCGAGGCCGATGGGGTTCTCGGTGGTGCCGAGCGTCTGCGCCTTCCCGGCCGCAGCCGAGGAGACCTTGTCGCCGGCCGCGATGGGACCGCTCGCGGTGAGCTGCTGCACACCGCCGGCGCGCGTGAACACGGTCACCCGCTCGCCGGCCTTCGCGTCGAAGCCCGCGACGCCGACCACGCTCGCGGAGTCGGCGCCCGCCGGCCCGACCGAGCGGTTGCCGGTCACCTCGACGAGGCGCCCGCCGGTGACGTCGGCCGAGGCGGTGAAGGTCACCGACTGGCCGGGCTTGAACTTGGGCAGGTAGTCAGCCATCTCAGGCCCCCTTCTCGATCGAGCCGTACACGGCGCCGTACAGGGCGTCGTCGGCGCTGGTCAGGGTGTCGGAGTGACCGACCTCCAGCACCGGAACGGCGTTCTTGGGGAAGGACTCGAGCAGCGCCGCGATGCCCTCCTCGTCCTTGTCGAGCTGCGCGCGCCAGCTGTCGCGGGCCGACGCCGCGATGCGGCCGTCGCGGAGCGCCGCGGCGACGATAGCGTCGCGCCGGGCGGACTCCTGCTCGCGGCGAGCCTGCGCGCCGAGCGCGGCGTTCTGGCGCAGCTCCTCGAGGGTGGCGGCGTCCATCACGACGGCGCCCTCGGGGATGGCGGCGGACGGCGCCGCCGGGGTCTCGGCTCGCTCCTCGAGCGCCTCGTCGAGCGCCGCGAGCAGCGTCTCGTCGGAGGCGTCGGCATCGGTCACGCCGAGCCGCTCTCGAATGCCAGCCGTCAGATCGTCGTAAGCCACGACGTTCTCCTTTCGGTTGGGGTCACCCGGCTCGGACGAGCTCGGGGGCTTGGGGGCATCCGCGCGCGCGGCGGCGCGGCGGCCGTCCGATCGCGCGAACACCGACAGGTCGAACTTCGCCTTCGCGGCCTCGGCGTCACCGACGCCCTCGATCCGGTCGGCGAGCTTCTCCGCGACCGCCTGCTCGGCGGTGAGGAACCGGTCCTTGTCCATCTCGGCGAGCCAGTGCTCGACCGGGTCGCCCGACTTCGCCGAATAGATCGACGCGATGTTCCGGTCGAAGTGGTTCTCGAGCTCGTCGGCGACCGCCCGCAGATCCGCCGCATCGCCGATGACGACGCCCCACGCGTTGTGGATGTAGAGTTGCGTGTTCTGCATCATCACGAGCTCGTCGGCCGCCGCGGCGATGAACGACGCCGACGAAGCCGCGATGCCCTCGACGACCGCGACGACGCGCGCCGGGTGGGCGCGGAGCGCGTTCATGATCGCGATGCCCTCCATCACCTCGCCGCCCGGGGAGTTGATCAGGAGCCGGATCTCGGTCGTCTCCGCCGGGAGCTCGTCGAGGACGCGCGCGAACTCCTTTGCGGAGACGCCCCACCACTCGCCCCAGCTGTCGATGGGGTCGTAGAGGCGGAGCGTCGCGACGGTCCCGTCGGAGCGCGACGTCGGCGCCTCGGCGCGGATCGGGGTGCGCTGCACGTCTCCGCGGGCAGCGTGTCGGAAGGGGTTCATGCGGCCTCCTCGGGCTCGTTGTTCGGGATCCGACTCACGTCTGGACCGTCTCCTGTCAGGTCCGCGCCGGCGAGCCGGATGAGCTCGCGTGCTTCGTCCTGCCGCAGCGGGACCTTGTCGGTCGCGAGGTACACCTTCTGCGCGATCTCCGCCGCGGCGCGTGCTCGCGCGGCGGCATCGGCGTCCGAGTCCTTTTCGCGGCCGACGGCGGGCTCCGCCTTGACGGGGGCGCCGAAGCGTTCCCGGATCCACGCCTCGAGCGGCTCGTCGGCCTCGATCGCTCCGCAGTCGATGAGGGCCCGGATCGCTTCGGCCGTGACCGGCTGCTGCTCGCCGATCGCGGCGGGCACCAGGCGCGGCGCCGGCTCCGAGGTTCCCCAGTTCAGGTCGACGAGGTCCTCGATGACGTGCTGGTTGGTCACGTCCGCGATGTGCTGGGCGACGGCGTTCAGGGAGTCCGTGAAGAAGTTCGCGAACGTCGAACCCAGCGCCCAGGACCCGGTCTCGGTGCCGAGGTTCAGGAAGTGCGCGAGGACCGCGCGAGCTATCTGCTCGTCGTAGTACCGGATCGGCTTGTCGAGGTCAGGGATCTTCCCGGTGACGCCGACGAACTGCAGCGTGGAGCCGTGCGCGAGAGATGCGCCGGCGGCGTCACCCGCGCGCGCGCCCTTCGCGATGTCCAGCCCGCGCGCGATCTCCTGATCCGCCCAGGCGACGATCTCCTCGTAGGAGGCGCCCTCGGGAGGAGCGGCCGCGGTGAACACCGGCAGGCCGAGTCCGTTCCGCTCCGCGGCGAGAGCCTGGATCCGCAGTACGCGGTCCTTGAGGATCCACATCTTGTACGCCGACCGCAGCAGCGACTCACCGATCCAGTTCGCGCCCTCGCGCTCGTTGACGAACGCGACGAGACGATCGACCGGGATCTCGACCTCGGCACGCCCATCGCGGCCGTGCTGCTTGATCGCGACGAGGCCGCCGTCCTTCGCCACCTCGACGTCGGCGATCGTCCGCGGCGGCCGCCACGCGAGCTTCCCGAGATGCGTCGCGCCCGAGCTCTGGTCGTACACCTGCTCGAAGAAGCTGTGTCCGTAGACCAGCTCGAGCAGCGCGAGCCGCAGGAACTCCTTGAATGAGAACCGGCCCTTCGTCCGCAGCGGAGCGACGAACGGCTCGCCCTTCACCGGAAGACCGAGGTCGCCAGCGACGTGGGCGACGACCTCAGGCCGGCAGCCCGTGCCGTCGATGACCCACTCTGTGCGCATGATCGGGAGCGTGACGGCGCGCAGCACCGACTTCACCTGCGGGTCCGCGCGGCGCATCCGGTCGAACACGTCGATGGAATGCGGCCACTGCAGGTCCGGGTTCTCCTCGTGCGTCTCCGCCGTGAGCTTCCCCCATCCGAGAACCCCGGCGTCCGCCTGGTATCCGATCTCAGCCAAGGCGGACCCCCTCTCAGAACCCCGCAGATCGGAGGTCCACTTCATCTCGTGCGACGCTGTCGCGGGTCAGAACCGCGGCCTTCGGTGGCGGCGGCGTTCGCTTCTTCGGTGACGCCTCGGACTTGATGACGCCCCACACGGCCCAGGTGACTGACTGAGCGTGCGAGATCGGCTTCGTCGGATCGGACGGCTCCCACGTGAACCCGGCGCGACCGATCGCACGGGTCGTCGCGAGCTCGAGCGACTTCGTGACCTCGGGCTGGTCACGGTGCAGCACGAGGCCGTCGTTCGACATCTCGATGAAGATCGAGTGCGCCGCGGCGATCTCGTCGAGATGCATCGCCAAGTACTTGATGCCGGCGCGGTCGAGATCCGCGAGGATCATCGCGGCGTTCTTCGGATCAACGACGACGAGCGCGTTCCCGAGCCCGGCCTTCAGGGCCTTCACCTCGTCGGCCACCCAGCGCACCTTGCGGTCCGTCTTGTGGTGCTCGACGGCAATGTGGTCGGAGTCGAGGCGGATAGCCTTCGAGATCGTCGCGTACCCGCCGCCCCGGCCGACCGCGATAGCGATGACACCGCCGTCGCCCTGCACCGGATAGTCGCCTGCGTGCCGCTTCCACATCTCGAGGTCGAGCTCCGAGAGCTTCTCGGCTACTTCCTCGGCGCGATTCGGCCAGACCGCGAAGCGCTCTTGCAAGAGCTCGTCCCGATCCGCAGCGCGGTCCACCTGCTCGGCGACGGTGGTCGGGTGGATCCACGTCCCCATCGCAGGGATCGACTGCTTCCACACCTCTGGATCCTCGACGTCGATCAGCTTCGCGAGCTTCGGGTCCTCAGCACCCTCCGGCGACCACTCCTGCCAGATGACGCGCGAGGCGCCGCGACGACCTCGGTCGCGCACCCCTTCAAACACCTCACCGTCGTTCTCATCGGAAGGGACGGTGCCGACGTAAATCTCCTGCCGATTCGGAATCGTTGACTGGGTGTAGGTCAGCGCTTTGCGCGCCGACACTGGGAGTTCCTGCGCCTCGTCGTACACGACGTCAGTCGCCGCGAACCCTCGGCCGGACTTCTTCGACCGCGCGACGAATCGAACACGGTCCCCGAGCAGTTGCCCACGGCGCTTCTTCAGGACGATCGCCTCTTTGCCGTTCGCAGTGTAGACGTGGTCAACAAGCGACATCAGCCGGTCGTTCGCCTCGATGATCGACGCCAACTTCTCGAATGTCTCGGTGGCCGTCTTCACCTCATGGGCCGTATGTAGCACCGTGCGCCGGCGCTTGTCCGGCAGAGGAAACAGGAACAGCCGCGCGAGATCGAATGCGACGAGCGCTTCGCTCTTTCCGTTCTGCCGCGAGACCAACAGGCCGCACTCCGATGCCGCCCACTTCCCGGCGTCATCAATGTCGTGCCATGCCCACAGGACGTACTCCTGCCAATCCTCGAGCTTCATCCCCGCAGCAGTCGCGAAGTCGACAGCGAGCTCACCCCAGGAACCGACTGATTCAGGACGACTTTCGAGGCGCGGGCGCTGGTCCCCGAGCAGCGTCTCCAAGGAAGGCAAACGGATCTCCCTCCCCGTCATCACCCGAGGCCGGCGCGGAGCCGCTCACCTTGACTAGCTCCTCAACGAGCTCGGAGTGTCGTTTCGACAGCTGCACGATCTTCAGCGGATCCGCCTCGGCGATCGCCTCCATCGCCCGCTTCACGAGCGCCATATTCGCGAGCAACTCGGCACGCGCATCCACGTCACCCTTCGGCTCCTCGGGGAACTCGACTGCGCCGCCAGGAAGCGCCACCACTGGCCGCGGATCCGCTTCGTCTGATGCACGACCCGAACGTCTCCGAGAAGCGTCACGCATCGCCTTCATGCAGGCAGCGTCGACCGGCTCGCCCTTGCGCTTGTGCCGCTTGTAGGCCGACTCAGTACCGCACGGAGCAGGAGGACGAGGCACTTCGACCTCCTATCCGATTACGAACCCAATGCGAATGCGAAAAGCGCCGAAATATCCGGGAGAGAGACGCGCCAAGGCCGCGCGGGAAGCTGGCAGGGGGAGGGCGAGCCTGGATTTTATTCGGGGGTCATGGCTGGGGTGGTCGGGGACCGTGTACGGTCTGGCTATGGAAAGTTCTCCGCTGTCGCTCGTTGAGCTTCGTCCGCGTAAGAAGCGCGTGTATTGGTATGTGTTTGAGGCATCTAGTGAGTTCGAGAAGCCTTGGTGGCAACGGGAGGACTTTGTCTCGGAGGCAGACCACTGGGTATCGGTCCAGCGCGATGGCTCGGAAGTGGGGCGCTGTAAGTTCACCCTCAATGAAGGATTCATGTCCCATCCGCTGCTGGGTGATATGCCCCATGGGCAGCTTGACATCCTTGCGCTTGAGGTGGCGCTGTCGGTGCGCGGGAGAGGTGTGGGGAGCGCCATAGTCGCGATGATCCGTGAGGTATATCCGCTGCCCAGATTGACGGCGCTGAATGACAGTGAAGAATCCAGAGGGTTCTGGGACAGTCTGGGATGGGTGCGCCACGAGCATCCGAATCCTCTTTTTCGCACCGAGAGGGTTACATACTCGGAGCACTAACCGTGCAAGGAGGCGTTGCTAAGTACGTCACGTGGCCTCCCATATCTCGACCTGGGCGGCGTCGCCCTTCATCGTGTTGCAGCGTCGGTGGAACGGGTGAAGGTCCTGCCGGACGAGGTGGCCGCCGTTCCCGAGCGCGGTCGGGTGGTCCGCGGTGAACGACATCGGGTCGGTATGGGGGAGCGTCGTGTCGATGGGGTCGCCGCAGCCGTAGTCGCTGCCCCATCCGCAGGGTAGGCCCTCTCGGGCGGTGCGTCGCTTGAGGGCGGCCTGCTTGCGGCGGTACGCGCGGTGGCCGGCGCCGTTGCGGATATGCTGCGTGCCCACCGTCTCTCCTCCCGGGAACGACGAAGCCCCGGAGCTGTTGGGCTCCGGGGCTCTGCAGGTGCGGGTCGTGGGGCGGCTACTGCTTCTCGAGTTCGACGGTGACGGTGGTGCCCATCGCCGTGACCTCGTAGCTGATGACGCCGTCGGCGTAGGTGAAATCCTTGGTGTCGTCGGTGGATGCCATCATAGCGGTGTCAGTCGCGGCCGCGTCGCGGGTAGATGTCCAGGTCCATGTGTCGCCGGCTTCAGTAGGGGCGGTGTAGGTGCCGACCCAGTAGATCGAGGTGCTGTCGTTCTCCTCGTTCACCCAGTCGATCGAGATCGTTTCCGCGGTGATGGTCGCCTGCTGGTAGTTCGTCGGCGAGTTGGAGTTGGTTTGCTTCCAGGAGCCGGTGAGGTCGGCGGGGGTCGCTGGTTCCTCGGCGGTGGTCTCCTCGGCGGCGGGTGCGGCGTCGGTGCCGGTGTCAGAGGAGGAGCAGCCGGTGAAGGCGAGGAGGGTGATTGCGGCGATCGGGAGGAGCTTCTTCATGCTCTCACCATAGCCGAGGGTGTGCGCGGGCTGTGGGCGCCCTTGCCCGACGCACACCGTCGACGTTCGGCAGGAATGAGAAAGGGCCGGGGGCGCATGTTCTGCGTTCCCGGCCCACTTGCTCAACACTCAAGGTAGGGGGTGACACTAGGGGGCGGTCAAGCTCTGGTGTCTGTCGGCGTGTCGCGCATGATTCTGCGCATCTTGGCCTGGTGTGCTGGCCACGATTGGAGGTTCTTCCGGTACCAGGCGTACAGGACGACCTCGTGGACGATCTTGCGGCCGCGGTCGTCGATTCGCATTGGCATGCCGCGGCGGCGCCACCGCTGCAGCGCCCGCCTGGAGCGGCCGACCTTCGCGGCGGCTTCGCGATAGGTCAGCCACTCGCTCACGGGAACATCTCCTCGAAGGCCCAACGGTCGCGGCATTCCTCGCAGCGCACGATCAGGTGGTCACCGGCGACGGCGAGGTGCAGTCCGCGCTCCCCGCAGGTCGGGCACGGGCGGTTCAGGTAGCGGCGCGCCGGAGGTGGGGTGTTCGGGTAGCGGTTGCGCATCTTGCGGACGAGGGCGGCGGTCTGGTCGGGGGCGTCGTTGAAGGCGCCGTCGTGGGCGATCTGGTGCGCGCAGGCCTTGAGATAGCGGGCGACGTCCTGCCCTGCGGTGAACGCCTCCCTGGGTGTGCAGGACGGCAGCGCCCAGGGTCCGAGCCTTCCCGAGCGTACGAACTCGCGTACGGGCCGGGGAGCGGGGTTCTGGGTGCGCTCCTCGACCTCGCGGGCGAACTCGACCAGGGCCGACCAGAGCTCGTCCGCGTCGTCGGCGGCGTCTACGCGGTAGGGGAGCGTCGCGCGCTCCTTCGAGCCGGTGATCCTCCCGGTGCGCATGTCCTGCGCGCCCAGTACGGACTCGGCGTCCTCGCGCATGCGCCTGAGCAAGGAAGGTACCTCGTCGAAGGTGAGCTCTAGCCAGGTCGCACGGGACTGCTCAGCGATAGTCATCTTTGCCTCCAGGTAGAGTTCGATCATGAGTTCGAAGAATCGCATCGCCCTGACTTTTGTCTTGTTCGGGATGACTTCTCTCGCAGCATGTGCTCCATCCGGTCCCGTGGCGATAAGCAAGCCTGCTGTTGTCGTCAGCGAGGCTTGCGCGAGCGCATTCGACACCGCGAGCGAGGCGATCAACTACCTCTACACGCACCACCCCTTCTACGGACCCGAGTACGACATGCTGTACTCCGACGGTGAGGTTACGAGCGAGGAGCAAGCCACGCTTGATGCGATGCAATTGGATGAGATCGCCCAATACGAGGCCGCGGTTGATCCCACCTACGATGCCTGCCACGGAGTAGAGGAGTTCTACCTGGCGGCGTACCAACACCGAGATGACGCTGATTGGTCCCTCAAGGAATCGGAGCACCTTCAGATAGAAGATCAGAAGAAGTGGTTCCTCTCGTCTTACTGCAGAGGGAAGGAAGCTCGTCCGGCGTGTTCCGACTTCGTCGCTGATGACTGGGAATGAAACCTGTCTCATCGCTCCTCAACTCCTACCGGTAGCGCAGCGCGCCACCTTCGTTTCGTCTCGGTCGGGGCTACGACTTCACGAGGCCGCCCCGTGCGCCCCCACTCCCCGCCGCCGGCGAGTCCGTCGTCGTGCCACCCGGCTGCGCGGAGCGACCCACCCGGCTCGGTGGCGAGTGTGTAGGTGATGATCTTGTGCGGCTCGTAGCCGAGCGCGATCCCGGCCCTGCGGAGCGCGCCGTAGATCATGCTGCATGCGTTCCGGGTGCCGTCTGTGCAGACCCGAACGACCTCAAGGTGCTGGTCCTGATCGAGCACCCGAGACACTGGCCGCCCCGCGATCCCGACCCCGCGGATCCGTCCCGCCTCGTCGACGACGCGCACGCTGAACTTGTGCCCGCGGCTCGCCTTGTGGTGGCGGTGATGCTGCTCGACGTACGCGTTCGCTGCCTTCAGCGTGATCGGTTCAATCTTCAGCATCGGCTCCTCCTTCCGGTCTGGGTGATGGTGATGCGCGCCGCGAGGACTCGGTACACGCTGTGATTCGTGCGATGGTCAGCATCAGCACAGAGATGCGCCGACCAGCCCGTGACGGTCTGACGCGGATGCTGAACGCGAGGCTTCGGTAGGAGCTGAGCGCCGGACGCTGCCTCGACCGCTATCGGGGCGCTCACATCGCACCGCCATCGATCATCGGCTTGCCGACCGCCGGGGTACGCTTCTCTCTCATGGACTGCGACACGAACGGCATCGCCTGCGCTATCGACCAGTTGTCCGCCCGCATGAACGAACCGTCGGCGATCGAGTGGCTCGCGCTCGTGGTATCGGCATGTGCCGCGATCGGGACGCTCTGGATCGCATGGCTCAACCTGCGGCTGCTACGCAGGCAGAACGACTTCGAGGCAGAAATCATCGAGGAGAAGTACCGAGCACTGCGACGCCGATATGCTTCGATACTTCGCGTCCACGTCGCCAATGTTCTGTACGACAGTAACGCTCTTCGGTCATTCGATAGCGAAGAAGAGTCCGTTGTTTTCGAGCAGTTGGAAGAGCTACGCGATGAACTCGGTCCGAGAGGGCTCCCACTCCCACGCGCCTGGGCAGTGCTCGAAGCTTCCACCGTCGACGCAACTGAGTATGCAGATGTGGAGAAAACGATTGAGCGGGTGCGGGAGATTCTGAATCGTTGGGTAAACGATCCGAAGAGCGTTGCCGCCGAAATCACGGTCCCACCCGACTCGGGCGTTGAACCGCGAGACTGAACGTTCACTTCACAACTCTTTCGTCCGCGCGGAACGCAACCCAGAAGTTCCCGCAGTCGGCTCGATGACGTGGTCACAGCAAACCCGCCTCTCGCAACTTCGCCTCAGCGAGCGAGACCCGCTGGAACAGCTCCGTGTCGCCGCCGAGATCAGGATGCGACTTGCGCTGACCCAGGCGCAGGAGTCCGCGCGCCTGCTCATGGTCACCCGCGCGGTACTCGTACCCGTAGGTGTCTGCCAGCCACTCATGTGCAGCACTCCACGAGGAGAAGCTCGCCGGTACCGCGGTTGCCTCGAGTTCGAGGAACCCGCGGTACTGCTCGCCGTGCCGGGTCACTCCGTATCGGTCGACTTTCCGCAGCGCCTCGAGCGCGAGTGCGATTGCGCGTAGGTTGTCCTGCCACGTCGTGAACGTGTCGCACGGGTAGGAGAGGTGCCCGTGCCGGGAGTCGAGCGAGAAGATCACGCCCGGGTGCTCGGCGCGCGCATTCGCGTACGGCTTCCCGTCGCGGCGGAATGCCCCGGCCGGGATCGCGATCAGGAGCTCGGCAGAGTCCTGCTGCGCGCGGGTATCGACGAGGTTGTAGATCTCGCGGTCGAGGATGCGCAGGGTATCGGTGAGCCCGGCACTGAACGGCGCGGGGCGCCGCTGCGTGCTCAGGGTGCCCGGCCATTCGCGGAGGGGTCCGGTGCGAAGGGTGTCCGGCCAGGCGCTCACAGCACGACCTCCCCAGCCTCGGTGCGGATCTGGTACTCGCTGAGGCGGGCGTGCCGCTCGTGCATGTCCTCGTCGATCGCCGCCTCCGCGGCGTCGGCCTGCTCGCGGAGCTCGGCCGCCAGGGCGCGCGCCTGCGCGGGGGAGTAGTCCTGCCGCTTCCGGCGCTGCCGGAGCTCGACGCGGTACTCGTCGGTGAACCCGACGGTCGCGAGCTCGACGGTGCGGCTCTCCTGGATGCTCATGGTGTCCGCCTCCTAGAACGTCTGCTCGTCGTCGAAGCCGCCCGCGGCGGGCGTACCCCACGCCGGCTGACCCTGCGGGGCGCCGAAGCCGCCGCCCTCGGTGCTCCCGTAGGTCGGCTGCTGGCCGACGCCGGACGGCGCGTACCCTCCGCCAGCGGGGCCCCCGGACCCGGCGCGCGCGACCGACGCCGTCGCAAAGCGCAGCGAAGGGCCGACCTCCTCGACCTCGAGATCGAGGGACGTGCGCTGCTGGCCCTGGTTGTCGGTGTAGGAGCGCTGCGAGAGTAGCCCCTGCACGATGACGCGCATGCCCTTCGTTAGCGACGAGGCGATGTTCTCGGCGTAGTCGCCGTACGCGCGGCACCCGACCCAGAGGGCCTCGCCGTCGACCCAGTCGCCGGACTGGCGGTCCTTCACGCGGGGCGTGGAAGCGATGCGGAATGTCACCCAGGGCTTCCCTGCCTGGCTGACACGCTGCTCGGGGTCCGCGACGACGTTCCCGATGATGGTGATGAGCGGCTCTCCGGCCATGATCTATACCTCTCCCGGCTCGAGGAGAGCCGTGGTCTCGTGTTCCTTCTGGACGATGCGTGCGAACTGGCCCTCGAAGCGGAGCGTTCGCGTCCCGGTGTCTCCCTGCCGGTTCTTCGCGGTGATGAAGTCGACGTCGGACGTCTTGACGACGCGGCCGCCGACCTTCTTCTCGCCGCGGTGCATGAGCACGACGGCGTCGGATGCGTGTTCAAGGCCCGCCGAGCCGCGCAGGTCCGAGAGGATCGGGCGCGGGTTGGGCCGGTTGGTCATGTTGCGGTTGAGCTGCTCGAGGATGAGGACAGAGCAGCCGAGCTCCTTGGCGAGCTGCTTCCCGCCGTTCGCCCAGTCCTCGAGATCCTGCTGCCGGGACGCTGACGACGGCGGCGACTTCACGAGGCCCAGGTAGTCGATCACCAGGAGCCCGAGGTCGCCCTTCCGGTGCAGGGCGCGGGCGAAGCCGACGATGTCCTCCCAGCGGGCGCCGGGCCGGTCGTACACCTCGAGGGGGAGGGCCTGCACCGCGGCCTCCGCCTCCCGCACCGACGCCCAGCCCTGCTCGGTGAGCTGATGATTCTGCAGGGCGGACTGGTGGATGCCGCGCATCATCGAGATCAGCCGCTTCAAGAGGTCCTTCTCGGTCATCTCGAGCGACACGTAGCCGACCCGCTTCCCGAGCTCGGCGATGTGAAGCGCGAGCTGCAGACCGAAGATCGACTTCCCGCCGCCCGAGCGCGCCGCGACCGTGTAGAGGCTGCCCGGCCGGATCCCGCCGATCATCGCGTTCAGCGACGGCCACGGCGTCGGGGTGAACGGCGCCCGCGTGCGCATCTCCTCGACGAGCTCGTCGAACACCGACCCGATGGGGCGGGACTGTCGGAGAGTCCCGCCCCGCAGCTCGTCGATGATGCCGGCCGCGCGCTCGACGATGTCACCGTCGTTGTCACCGGCCGCTGCGAGCTGCTGTACCGCGAGCGCGGCCTCGGCGAGCTTGCGGCGCTCGCCGTGCCGGCGCACGATCTCCGCGTACTGCGGCGCCTGGATGCCGTACGCGCCGAGCCCGTTCAGTTCGTGCGGGTAGCTGGGCGGGATCTCGTGCGTGCGGCCCGCCGCTATGACGCGGTCGTTCACGGTGATCGGGGACACGATGCCCCCGCGGTCCGCGACGTCGCACATCACCTCGTAGACGGCCGCGTTCCGCGGGACCGCGAAGTCGGTCGCGCGGACCACCTGCCGCACCTGCCAGATCCGCGACGGCTCCGCGAAGATCGCGCAGAGGAGGAAGCCCTCCGTGGCGGGGTCGTACTGGATCTCGGTCACGCGAGCTCTCCGTCCTCGAGGATCTGCACGATGTCGCCCGGAGTGATCCACCGGTGCCGGTTCGGGCCGAGGAAGTACGCCGACACCGCGGCGCGCGCGTCTTCCATCGCGATCCGGTACGGGCCGAGCGCGTCAAGCCATGCTTGCGCCTCGTGCTCGCCGCGCTCGCGATTGTCGAGAGCCGCGACGTACGCGAGCAGGTTGAACGCGTCGATCCGAGTCGCGATCCGTGGACGGCGATCTGCGGCCTCAGAATCGGCAAGGACGACCGACTGGCCGACGCGCTCCTGATCGCCCGCGGTGCGCCCCATTGCGGCGCGCTCCGCCTGGGTCATGCCCTCACGCTCCGAGCGCACGATGCACCTCCCCGGCCTGCATCGCTCGAGCACGCTCGGCCATGCGCTCCACCGCGGTCCCGCCTCCGGCACCCGAGCGCTGCGGCAGCGGCCCGTTCTCCCACGCCTCAGCGTTCAGCCATGACGCGGGGTACTTCGTGAACGCCTGAACCCGGTTCGGATCATCGCGGTAGGCGATCGCCGCAGCAGCGAGCACCTCGGCCGTCGTCTTCTTCAGAGCGGCCTTGTAGGCGGTCCGGGCCCGGCCCTTGTCCTTCTTCAGGGGATAGAGTTGCCACCACTCGTCGAAGGAGTGCGCACTCTGCGCATGCGCAGATGCGCATGTATCTACCTCAGAACTATCTACCTCTATAGAGAGGTACGAATGCTCGCTGGTGCCGGTTGCCCTGTCGTGAGGTGCCGGTTGCCCAGCACCCCTACCGGCACCTGATGCCGGAAGCTCTTCGTCGGTGCGCAGCGGCCGATCCATCAGGCGATACCCGTCCGGGAGGCGTCCGTTTCCTGCGCCTCCTCGCCGCACGCGTTCGACGACGCCGAGCGCTTCGAGCTCGGCGAGCGCATCCCGCACCTTCCGCTCCGAACACCGGGCCTCATCGGCCAGCGTGGCCTGTGACGGGTAGTTCCCTCGGAGACCTGCCCGCGTGGCCAGGGCGCCGAACACCATCACGGCGTACAGCGACACTCGCTCGTGCTCGCGGAACATCCACGTGGGGATCGCGGCGAATCCTTCAGCCATCTCTCTCAACTCCTTCCTGTTACTGCTGGACGGACGTGCTTGCCGCCTTCGTCGTCGAGCCACCACGACCGGCCACCGAGATCCACGAACGGGACCTCGGACTCGTGCCGGCGCTCGTGCCGGGAGATCGCCCACCCGTCCGGCGGGTTCCCCTGGTGTGCCTTCCCGTGGCAGCCGGTGTGGTTCCCCGACCCGCAGAGCGCGAGCAGGTTCGCGAGGTTGTGGCGCCCGCCTCGGCCGAGGAATCGCCGGTGGTGGATGTTCGTCGCCGGCCGCCCGCACCCGGCCTCGCACATGCCGCCGGAGCGGTCCTCGAGCTTCTCGACCGTGGCCGCCGGCATAGGCCCGCTCTTCCGATTGCTCATCCGTACACGCTCGACTTCTGCACACGGAACTCGTGGACCCCGGACCAGACCACGCGTGGGTAAGCGTGGAGCGACTCGAGGACGAGCATCCCCGTCTTCGCGTTCCGCTCCTCCACCCGGTACGCCTTCGGCTCGCCGTCCACGCGGACGATGTCGCCGACATGGATCTCCTGCAGCGTCACAGCGTCACCCCGAACTTCTCGGCTGCGAGTTCCGCGATTCCATCGCCGGCCAGCTCGAACCGCTCCCGGCCGAGCCGCACGACCTCGAGCAGCACGCCCTTGATGAGGTGCTGCCTCGTCTCGTCGAGCTCCCGCTCCTTCTCCTCGAGCCGGCGCCCGAGGTCCGCGGCCTCGGCCCGAGCTTCGTCACGTTCGGCGACGAGGCCCGCGTGCCGCGAGACGTCCGACCAGTCGGGCTCCTCGCCGAGGTCTGCGAACGCTTCCTCGCAGTGGCGGGTGAGGGCGTTCGTCACGTCCATGGCGCCGCGCGCGTACCCCGTGGCGAACTGATGCAGCCGCTCGGCGCCCGCCCGCATCTTCTCGTTGTCGTTCATGTCTGTCATGCCCTCCTCGGGTTCGATGCGAGCTGGTAGGTGGCGAGCACGAGCTTCGACTGCGTCTGCAAGCTCGACTTCCGCGAGTCGACGAGGTCAGCGAGGCCCTTCGCGTACCGGTAGGCGATCTGCGCGGCCGCCTCCTCCGCCCGCTCCTGCTCGGTGGCGAGGTCCACGGCGGCCGCACGCTCCGCGGCGTTCTTGCCCTCCGCGGCGACCTGCGCCTTGGACCGGGCGCGCAGCAGCACCTCGGCCGCGTCGGCGCGCACCTTGTCGGCCTCCTTCACGATCCACAGCGCCTTGTTCGCGACCGACTCGACGAGCTCGAGCTGGTTCGCGATCTCGTCGGGGGTGCGGACCTCGCCCGGGGCGGGCGGCTCGATCGCGATCTCCTTCCGCATCTTCGCCACCCACCCCTCGACCTCGGCGGCGGTGTGCGGGGTCGGCGCGTTCATGCCCGCTCCTGCAGGCGCGCCTTGCGGCGCTGGATCATCGCACTCAGCGGCGTCCCGATCGCGTCCACCGGCTCCGAGAGCACCTGCTCCCGCTGCGCGTCCTCCCAGACCGAGCGCAGCTCGTCCACACTGGCGGCATCCGCGATCCGAGAGGCCCAGGCCTCGACATCGAACGACGGCGCCGGGTTCTCCCCGACGAGCTCGCCCTCGACCGTCTCCGGCTCGGGCTCCGGGGCGGGCTGCGGCGGAACGCTCTGAGCGCGCGGGCCGTTGTCGGCCTGCGCCATTTCGTCCGCCGTGTACAGGCCCGAGAAGTCCTGCGGGTACGCCTTCCTGAGCGCGAGCGCCTCGGCGACCTTCGACGTCATCAGCGCCGGCATCTTGCCCCACTGACCGGTCGGGCGGCCGTCCTTCAGAGGGACGTACTCGTCGTACCGCGCGACGGCGGTGACGGGCTTCACGAAACCCTCGAGGTAGAGCGTGATGCGGGCGGCGGCCGGCGGCTCGTTCTCGAGCCATACGTCCCGCCAGACGCCGTCCTTCCCGCACCAGTGCTCCTCCATCCCGCGGAAGGTGTTCTTGCGATCCCGGATCACCCGGAACCCGTCGATCGACGTCTGGATCGTGTACTTCGTCACCCACTGCCCGTTTACCTTGCTCCGGCGGGCGATCATGTAGATCTGCCGAGCGAACGGGTCCAGGCCCGACCGCTTCGCCTGGTGGAAGAACGCCTCGATGTCACCCCGAGGCGCATCCCCGAGGCCCATCTGCACGAGGGCCGCCTGCTGCGCATCGTTGAAGAACGTCTGCTCCGACGCGATGACGAGGTTCGTGCTCGTCTCGCGTTCTGTGACTGCTGCACTCATTACTTTTGCTCCTTGACGCCGTGTCGAATAGATGCCGCGTGACGTGCTCGCTCGGAACGCACGGCTGGGTCGAGGTGTGCATACGCACCTGCCCCTGTTGGACGGACCTTGTCGAGCTGCTCGCGGCGAGCTGCTCGACCCGGTTCCGTGAGTTCGGTTGTTCCGCCCGCATTACGCCAAGCCCGTGCTCCGGCCCGCAGGCTCCCCTCACGTGATGCGAACTGGTTCTTGCCGCGACGGACGTTGCGCTCCCGGTATTCGGGTGACGTGATGCTGTCGAGCTGCTTCATCCCAGCGATTTCGCGGAGTTCCTTCGCCGAGATGCCGTGGGTACGTGGAACGTGATTGCCGAGGCTCTGAAACGGCCCACTGCCGCATATCGGGCAGATGCCCCGCTCGATTGCCTCCCGGATTGCCTTCTGGCTTTCGAGAGGAAGTACCGCGCCGTGCACACCAGCCGCGACCGTATGTGCACGCTTAGCGCGGAGGACCGTCTCTGACTCACCCCTGATGCTTGCCTCGACGCTCCTGCCACTCATTACTTCGTTCCCTTCCCGGCGGTCACGGTCGCCCGCGCCGCCTTGCCCTTCTTCACGGTCGGAACCGTCTTCGTGTGTTGGTTCGCGAGCTCGTCCCAGGCGGCCTGCAGCTTCTCCACGCGGGCCTTCGCCCGGGCGAGCTGCTGCGCCTCCTTCGGGTGCGCGGCCTCCGCCGCCTCGAGGTCGACCTCTTCCAGCTCGAGCACCTCGTCCGGCGTGCCGGGCGTGATCGTCACGCGAGCGAGCGGGGACTTCTGCGAGATCCCCAGATCGATCAGTGCGGCGTATGAGTGCTTCTTGAGTGCCGCCCACGCCTTCTCCTCGGCGATCGCGCGGAGGTAGTTCACGGCGTGCGTGTCCACTTCCTCGTCGATCGCCGGGGCGCCCTCCTCGCGCTGCCGATCGAGCTCGGCGAGGAACTCGTCCGCTACGGCCACGAGCTCGGCGATGAGGGCGTCATCCCGCTCGATCCAGTGCCGGTGCTCGGGGCCCGGGAAGAACGACCCGTCGGGGTCCTCGTGGCGTTCCTCGACAACGAACCGGCAGCGCGCCGCCCCGATCACGTACATCACCCACTGCACCTGGAACAGGTAGCCCTTCGCGTCGAACCGCTCCGAGCCCGGCGGCAGGTCATAGCCGGCCGTCTTGATCTCGGACACGTGCAGCTCGTCGTCGAACGTGACCGCGATCCCGTCCGGCGAGGCGAGGTACCGGGAGTTGTCGGGGTGGTGGAACACGCGCGACTCGGGGGCGAAGCCCTCGCCGGTGAGGCGCGCCGCGATGATCGGCTCCCGCTCCTTCCCCCAGCCGATGACGGGCACGTGGGACAGGTCGGCCACCTCGTCGATGCGGCCGAGCTTGCGTGCGATGAGGTCGGCCTGCGAGACGTAGGAGGAGCGTCCGAGCCGACGCAGGTAGAGGTCGCGGATCTCGGTTGCGGTGATGCCCTGGCGCCGTTCAGCGAGCCACGCCTCGCGGTTCTGGTCAGATGCGCCGGCGCGCGCCTCGAGATCCGCGAGCGCGGGCGCCGTGTCGAGGTCTGAGATGGTGAGGCTCACGCGTCGTCACCGCCCCACGGGATCGAGGGCAGCTCGTCGGCGTCCTCGGCGATGTCCTCGAGCGGCAGGGGCGCGTTCCCCGTGCGCTGCTCGTACCGTTCAGCGAGGAGCGTGCGCACCGTCTGCGCGTCAGCCCCGGAGACGGGCTCGATCTGCTTGATCCGCACCGTCGCCGTCCGGGCGCCGTCGGCCAGGCTCTCGACGATGCTGTGACCGCTGACGACCACGACCGCGAGCACGTCGCTCGGCTGGGGCCCCTTGAAGTGGTCCTCGAGGCTCTGGATGCCGTCGAGTTCCTCGTCGGGACGCTTGCTCGTGTACTTGAGCACCATGATGGGTTTCCTTCCGTTGGCCCCTGCCTGGTCAGGCGGGGGAGTCTTTCTCGTAGATCCGCACTTCCGTGCGGGCTTCATCGCCGGCGCCGTAGAAGCGCTCGACGGTGGCTTTCTGGATCTGCTCGTCATCGAGGTAGGCGACCTTGTTGAGGGCATCGAGCGGGAGCTTCGCGAGGTTGTCCCAGTCGCATCCGCGTCGTGTGCGGCGGAAGAACTTCAGATCGACGAGCAGCCGGCCAGCGAGCGGTTCCGCCTCGGGGTACGCCGCGCGGAATGCGGCAAGTACCCGCTGCTCCGCGTCCCGGGTCCGTTTCGGGGTGAACGCCCGCTGACCTGTCGCCCGGGGACGTTCCTTCGGGAGGGGATCGCCTCCGATGCGGAATGCGAACCGGGGCACCCAGGTCACGGGTTCAGCTCCCCGAATGCTCGCTCGGTGTCCCGCCACTGCTCCCGCAGCCATCGCCCCAATCGGCGCAGAACGCCACCACGACGAGCAGCAACACGAGCAGACCGGGCGCTACGGCGAGGGCCTGCCACAGGGGCGAGAGCGTCCAGAGAAGGCCGCTCGCCGCGGCGAGCCCCGACATGACGGTGAGCAGGCACAGGAGCCGCCAGGCGGCAGTCGTCCATCCAGTCCGGACCCGACGCATTCACTTCTCGCCCCGCTGCTGCTCGGCGTGCGCGATGCGCCGCGACTCTTCACAGTTCGGGCACTCGCACCCCATGCGGATCCGCTCGAGGATCGCCCGCCCCTCGGGCGAGTCCACCGGGATTGCGGTGAGGGGGGCGCGTCGGATCTCGTTCTCGATCGCGTCGTTCGCGAGCTTGAGCATCTTCACGAGCGCACGCTCACTCCGACGCCGCCTCCGCTCGACCCGGAGCGTGTGCACGAGGTAGGTGCCGCAGACCGCGACGAGCGCGATCCCGACGATGAACAAGGGGTCCATGATGGTTTCCTTCCGAAAATGGGTGCAGTGATGGGAGCCCTCCCCAGAGAGGGCGCAAGATTTGGGCTGGGAGAAGAGCGGGCGTCAGTCGGAGTCGCGCGTCGAAACCGCGGAGGCCTCGACCCATGCGTCGACATCGCCCTGCTCGTAGATCACAGTCTTCGGAGTCGGCTTGTGGTACCTGGGCCCGCGCCCCTTCGCGCGGAGCTCCTCAAGGTTGCGTACAGTCAGCCCTGGCACCCGCTCGCACACCTTGTCGGGGGAGAGCCAGACCGGCTCGCGCTTCGGAGTCGACCTGCTTGTGGGCAATGCCGAGACAACGGCGCTCATGCTGCCGCTCGACCCAGGTCGAGCTGGTTACGAGGCGTGTACTTCTCGATGAAGTACTGCTGCCCCTTCCCGGTGACCTTCGGCGTCTTCGTGAGCAGCACGTGCCCGTCGGGGTGCTGCCGCGTCGATTCCTTGATCTCGAACAGGCCCAATTCCATAGACTTCTGCGTCGGCATGTTCCAATCGGAGCCGCGACGCCGGATCAGGTACCCGTCAGCGCGGAGCTTCTCGAACAGGCGGTTCGCGCCGAACGGGGCACCGTTCGCGCGGAGGATCTTCGCGAGATCTCCCACGAGGATCGTGGACGGCGACGCCGCCACCGCCTCCGCGAAATGCACCTTGGGCGCGTCTGCGGTGATCTTCGCCTCGAGCTGCTCGACTCGGCGCGCGGTGATCGCGAGCGCCTGGTGCACGATCTCATCTTCCGAGAGCGCGGCCTGGGTGCCGTAGGCGCCGGTGCGGCGGATCTGCGGGAGTACCTCCTCGAACAGCCACTTCTCGAAACGCTCGGCGGCGGGGAGCTTCGAGGAAACGATGAGGCGGAAGACATCGGGCTCCGCGATGATCCTGGCCTGTTGGGTCCCACCCTCCGTCTGAAGGGGGGTGTGATTCGCACCCCCCTTGCAGTGCTGCCGGATCGCGCGCCCCGGCTCGGAGTATCCGAGCACCCGGGCGACGTCGCGGGCCACGAACCAGGGCTCGCCGTCGAGCACGACGTGGCGGACCTGCTGGCCCTCGAACTGGAAGAGATTGATCGTGGTCATCGCGCACGCTCCTTCGGGAAGAACTCCGATGCCTCGACGTCGAGGAAGGCAGCGAGGCCGAGAAGCTCGTCGACGGTGAACGCGCTCTCCGCCCGAAGCTTCCGAGAGAGTGCCGACTGGCTGATGCCGATCGCATCCTCAACTGCGGCTCGGCTGTTCCCACTTCGGGCGATACATGCTCTGACCTCGTCGGCTACCCGCTTCCGACGGGGATCGATGCCTGAGAGGCGCTGACGAGGCCTTTTCTGAATGGTTGCGTTCTTCATGTGCAGAACGCTAGATCGCACCTGCATACATTGTCAACATTCAGTACCCAAATATGCGAAATTGATCTAGGATTCCTCACATGCATAACGGTAAGGGCTCCAATGCCCGCAAAATCGGGCCTATGACCGAAGCGGTTGCGCAGGAGCTTAGGGCGGAACTTGCTCGGCAGCGACGTAGCGCAAAGAGCCTCGCCGAGTCGGCAGGCCTGAACCGGTCGACGCTGCACAAAACGCTGAACGCTCAGAGGGCGATCGACGTTGATGATCTGTTCCACCTGGCGGATCTCTTGGACGTGAGCCCAAGCGAGATGTTTGCCAAGGCCGAAGCCCTGGCGCGAGCGGAACTCGATGACGGGCTTCTGCCCGGTGAGCGAGAGGGCATGCCCGCTGGGTACGAGTCGGGCGACATCAACTCGGATACTGATCAGGATGTCGATGACGCATCTAATGTCGGTGGTTCCGGGCAAGATGCCACCGTGCACGATCTCAATGCACGACGCCAGGCAGCTGACCCCGACAGTGCGCTTGGCGCGGACCTTTCCGCGGACGAAGCGGCGGAACTCCTTAGAACCCATCGATACGCAGCAGACGAGCGGGACGGCCGCGACGAAGAAGCCGAAGCCGATCCGCGCCCCTAGAACGGAGAGACATGGACCAACATCCGATCGCGCGGCGTCTCCATGCCGAAGCCGCTCGACGCGGCATCACCATCCACCGCGCACCCCTCGAACCGCCACTGCGCGGAGCCAGCCTCCCGGACCTGAACCTCATCATCGTGGATAAGGCTCTGGTCCTCCCGCAGTATCTCGAGACCTGCAGCCATGAGCTCGCCCACAGCATCCTCGGGCACGGGTGCTCCAACCCAGCCACGGAAGCGCAGGCGTGGAGATGGGCGAGTGGATTTCTCGTGGACGTGGACGAGTACGCGCGATCTGAGCGCATTAATCCGCACCCCGCATCGATCGCGCTCGACCTCGACCTCACTACCAACATCATCATCGAGTGGCAGAAACACCATAGCCACCGCTACGAAAGGACCGCAGCATGACCGGCATGCAGCCGATCTACGAAATTACGAGCCACATTGCGGGCAAGAACGCGCAAGTACGCATCTGGCCAGACCGCCTGGAGTGGTCGCGCAAGGGACTGATGTCCACGGGGGCGAAGGCGGGCGTCGCTGTCGCAACGGCCGGGCTCTCTTATCTCGCGACGGGCATTCGCGGTAAGAGAGAGGGGGAGACCATCCCTATCCGTTCCATCTCCCATGTGCAGCGCGGCAACTCGCGACTCCAAGACAAGGTGATCGTCAAGTCGTCTGCGGGTGACGTTGAGATGCGCGTGTCTCGATCCGAGGCAGATCAGCTGATCTCAATTCTGAACGCTCTGATCAACGGCACTCACCCTTCCGTGCAGACGGCACAAACTCAGGCTCCGGCCTCGGCTCAGCAGTCACAGCCGACGATGCCAGACGTCTCTGCGCAGCTGCAGCAGCTCGCGGGACTTCGAGACGCAGGTATTCTCACCGAGGCCGAGTTCGAGGCGAAGAAGGCTGAGATTCTGGCACGCATGTAGTCGCGAAGAAACATAAAGGGCCCCCGCGGCACGCTCCGTCACCAAACAGAATGCGTGCCACGAGGGCCAGAAACCGATCCACCAGGAAGGTGAACCATTGAACACGATAGTCGAGCGCGCCCGAATCGCGGTGACCTGATGGCCACGATTAAGCCATACGAGACTGCGTCGGGGAAGCGGTACCGAGTGCGGTATCGGAAGCCGGACGGTTCTCAGACCGATAAGCGCGGCTTCAAGACGAAGAAGGAAGCCGAACTCTTCCTCGCGTCGACGACGGTCTCGAAGGCAACCGGCGACTACGTCGACCCGAAGCTCGGAAGAATCACGATCGGGCACCTCGGCCCCGAATGGCTCGCCGGCAAGAAGACCGTCGTGAAGCCGTCGCAGTACGCCTCGCTCGACTCCTCCTGGCGCACCCACGTCGACCCCAAGTGGGGGTCGCGCGAGATCTCAGGCATCAAACAGTCGGAAGTACAAACCTGGGTCGCCGCTCTGCGAGGGAAGCGCTCAGCGACCGTCGTGCTCCGCGCTCACGGCATCCTCGCGGGGATACTCGACGCCGCGGTACAGGATCGGCGCCTATCTCGAAACCCTGCTCGTGGCGTCCAGCTTCCACGCAAGGGCAAGTCGTCGAAGACCTACCTCTCACACGCGCAGGTCGCCGCCCTCGCCACAGAAACGAAGCAGCATGCAACTCTCATCTACGTGCTCGCCTACACGGGCCTCCGATGGGGCGAAGCTACGGGTCTGAGGGTCAAGCACGTCAACCAGCTTGCCCGCCGTCTGAGCGTCGAGGAGAATGCCGTCTGGGTGGGGAACAAGGTCCACGTCGGCACGCCCAAGACTCACGAGCGCCGCAGCGTCCCCTACCCGAAGTTCCTCGTCTCCGGGATCGCCGATCTGATGGACGGGAAGCCCGCTGACGCACTGCTTTTCGGTACCGGCACGGACGGGTATCTGCGGCCACCACACCCGTCGCACTCGTGGCTCGCCAAGGCCTGCCGGGATATCTGCGCCCGCCATCAGAAGCAGATTGAAGACGGGGCGAAGGACGTCATCCTCATGCCGGCGGTGACGCCGCACGAGCTCCGGCACACTGCAGCATCGCTCGCCATCTCTTCCGGCGCCAACGTGAAGGCGGTTCAGCGCATGCTCGGGCACGCGTCCGCGGCGATGACGCTAGACACCTACGCTGACCTCTTCGATGACGACTTGGACGGGGTTGCGAAGCGGCTCGATAAGGCGGCGCGGAAGGCGCGAAAGGCCTCGTAG